AAGACGCCCTTGGTCTGAACCTCGACCGAGGTGCTGATCGCGGCATCGAAAGCCGCGATCCCGAAGAGGGCGCCGACCAGGACGCCCTGGCCGGCGGTGACGGCATAGGGCGCGGTGACGGTCAGGCTGTCGCCCGGCTGGATGTAGGTTTTCATGGGGGAGAATCTCCTTGCGGTGAGTGGCGAAGGCGGACTTGAAAGCGCCGCCGCGCGGCGTTACATGTAACGTCCAATTCAGGAGGTGACCGATGGCCCGATCTGCCGTTCGCTCGCGCGTCGCCACGCACCGCGCCCAGTTGCGCGCGCGCGGTTTGCGACCGATCCAGATCTGGGTGCCGGACACCCGCGCCCCTGGCTTTGCCGAGGAGGCGCGGCGGCAGGCCCTGCTCGTCGCTGCCGAGGAGGACTTCGACGAGGTGATGGACTTCATCGAGCGCAACGAAGCCTGGTCCGAGGACGAGGACGGCGCGGAACCTGATGCGCCGCGGTGACATCGTCCTGATCGCGGACAGGGCGGCAGGCGATTATGCCGGCAAGCCCCGTCCTGCTGTCGTGGTGCAGTCAGAACTGTTCCACGACACAGGCTCGATTGCCGTGTGCCTGCTGACCACGCAGCAGACGGGGGCACCGCTGCTCCGGATTCCGATTGAGGCCACCGCGACAAATGGCCTCGATCGCCCGAGCCGCATCGCTGTCGAGAAGCTGACAACGGTGCGGCGGGACCGGATCGGACAGATCATCGGCCGGATCAGCGATGACGAGGCAGTGGCCTTGAACCGCAGCCTCGCTGTCTTTCTGGGATTTGGGTGAGCCGTATTACCCAGCGCGAATGGGCGACGCGGGCGCCCCGGATCAGGTTCCGGCGTTGAACCAGGCACCGCGCCAGTCGATGGCGCCGACGCCGAAGTCAAAGATCACGCTGACCTCGACCCCATCGACGCCGGAGACGGGGCCCGTGGTGACCTGCGGCCCCTCGGCTCCGTTCAGGTAGCCGTAGACGTAGACCGGCGCCGAAGCCGGATCCGAGAACAGATACCAGCGGTTGGTCGGGATCAGCGGTTCGACCAGCGGCTGCACGAAGCCGGCATAGACATTGGCGTTGCTGGTCTGCGTCGCGGTGATGCTGACCGTCAGCTGGCGGGCCGCGAGTTCCTGGCTAGGGCCCACCAGCAGGCGCATGGACGCGCCGATGGCGATCGGCAGCCCGTCCAGCGTCTTTTGCTTCATGATGGCGGCGCGGCCCGCGGCCAGGTTGGTCAGATCGAGCGCGGTGCCGGCCGAGGCCTTGTTGGCCCGCGCCGCCGCCGTGCTGAACACCGCGGTACTACCAGTCGTCAGCGTCGGACCGTCACCGCTGGCGGTGTTGAGCAGACCGTAGGCGGTGGCATTCTCGAAATCGGCCACGCGCCGGCCGATCATACTGGCGAAGTCGGTGAAGGCGCCGAGATCATCGTTCACCAGCATGGGTCGCGTGACGCGGATGCGCCGCGCGAAGGTCTGGAGCAGCACGATTTCCTGACTCTCGGACATGGTGCCGGCCTGGATCTCGCCATTCTCCAGCAGCGGCAGCAGCGTCGGGAAATCGCCGACGCGCAGATGCCGGTGCGGCTTGAAGTCGCGGAAGTCGCGCCGCAGGAAGATCTGACGATAGCTGGGCTGCGCTGGCGCGTAGGCCGCCAGCAGCATCTTGTTCGCCGCGGCAGAGAGCAGCAGCGGAAAGTCGCTGGTGGTGTGGAAGGCGCGTTCGGCCAGCAGCGTCGGGTTGCGCGGCACGTTCCGCTCGCCCCGGACCCGGAGCAGTTCGCCGATCATGTCGGAGGGGCGCCAGCCCATGAACTCGGCGTGGCGGCCAGTGCCCTGGGGCTGGTAGCCGGGCATGGAGCGCGTGGCGAGCGCCTCGGCCATGGCGTCCAGGATCTGGCTCGGGTCGTCATGGGCCGGGCCGGTCTCGGGGCGCGCGGGCACGGTGGGCTTGGGCGCGGCGGCGACCATGGCGTCGAAAAGGGCGCGGCGGACCTCGTCGGGGGACCGGCTGTTCTCGACGGCATCGGTCCGGATCGTGGTGATGCGATCGGTCGGCACCAGGGTGCGGGCGGCGTCGATGGCGGTATCGATACCCGCGATGCGCTCGCGCTCGGCGCGCTGCGCCTCAGCCCTGACGGCGTCGAGGTCGGGCGGGGCGGCGCGGGTGGGTTCCGGCGTTGCGGTGGCGGGCGTGGTGGTCACGTTGGTCTCCTGGGGCGGGGTGGCGGGCGGCGCAGACGGCGCCGGCGCGGCCGGGGCTTCCGGCGTCGTCTCGGTCATGGGTGGGTCCTCGTCAGGCAGGGGGGGTTCGATCGCGACGGAGGGCGCGCCCTGCGGCGCCTCCCCGCGGACGGAGGCCGCCGGATCGATCGGGATCGGCACGACGGAGATCTCGAAGGGCTCCCAATCCACCGCGCGATGGACGGTCTCGCCCGTCGCGGCATCGGGTTGCTGGTCGTAGCGGTGGACCCGGTAGCCGACGCTGACCGCTCGCAGCGTGCCATCGGCAATGCGCTGCCAGACCGGCTCGACGTCGGTGGCGCCACTGAACTGCAGCGTGGCGTAGCCGCGGCCGCGATCGAGGCGCGCAGCGGTGACCCGGCCCAGCACATCGCGGGCGTCACCGCGGCGGTGGGTGTTGAGCACCGGCGCCTGGCCCGAGCGCAGCGCGTCCATGCGCACCGCATTCGGAGACATCTCCAGTTCCTCGGTGATGAGCCCGAGGCTGGGCACGAAGTTCCGGGCCCGTGCCCCGGTGGACCAGACCACCTCGACGGTGCGGGCGGCGCGATCCACGGTCACGGGCGCGGTCTGGGCGCGTGCGGCGACGATCGGCGCGGCGTCGCCGCCGTCCGGTTCCACATCTTCGGTCATCTTGGTCCTATGGCTGCGTTGCGACTGGCGGATCGCGGGGTGACGCGGCGCCCGTGGCGGCAATCTCGATGGCTGCCATCTGCGCGGCATCCTGGGCGGAGCCGGACTTGGCGACGCGGCGCGGATCGGTGTCGAGCGAGATGCCGGCCTCGTCGAGCAGGGCATTGGCCTCGCGGATCATCTCCACCGCCTGGCGGAAGTCGTAGCCGAAGGCCCCGGCCGCCTCGGGCTGCGGCACGAAGCCAGCGCGGACCTGGGCGATCAGGGCCGTGGTGTCCTTGAGCGGATCGATCATCTCGTGCGCCGGCGGCACGTGGCTGACGCCGTCCGGCACGGCGGTCACCCAATGGCCGAGCAGGGCGCCCTGGGCATGGAAGCGCTCGGCGACCGGGCGGACCAGCATGGGGATCAGCATGCCGTATTGGACCTGCTCGCAGAGGCGGCGGAACTCGATCTTGCCGGCACGGAGCGAAGAGTAGTTGGCCTGGGTCAGGTCGCCGGAGACCTGGTCGTAGGTCAGGCCCGCGCCCACCGCGGCGGCCTCCAGCGCGCGTCGGGCAAAGGCGGCGTGGCTGCCGCCGCCGCTCGGGTTCACCACCTCCACGCTGCCCACGCCGCGGCGATAGAGGATCATGCCCGGCTCGAAGCTCTCAACGGTGCGGCCCTGCGCATCGCGGAGCAGGCCGGAGGCCGTCCCGGTCAGCGCCTCGTCGCCCTCCTCCGTGACCACGGCCGCGAGGCAAGCCTCGATTTTAGCCTTCATCAGCAAGGCGGCCTCGTAGTCGCCGAGGTCGCGGAGGCGCAGCAGCACGGGTGCGAGCCAGGAGACATCGCGCAGCTGGCCGGGGCGGCGCTTGCGGTAGATGTGCAGGATCTCGGACGCCGGGACGAATTCGCTCGCCATCCCCGCGCCCGGCAGCATCCAGGCACCGGGGTGCACCGGATAGAGCCAGTAGCCGATCGGCTCCCCCGCCGCGCCGAGGGCGATGCCCTGGATGGTCGGCGCGCCGGCGACAGTGCCGTTGCGTCCCGTGTCCAGATGATCGCACTCCAACACCTGCAGTCGGAGCCCGATCGGGTTGGCTGGCGACGGCGACACCATCTGGAAGCGGATGAAGCACTCGCCGCTCTCGACGACCGCCCGCATCGCCAGAGCCTGGAGCCCATAGAGATCGAGCCGGCCCTCGGCATCGCAGGCGGTGCTCTCCGCCCAGCGGCGCCAGGCATCGGCATGAGCCTTGTCGGGCCAGCGGGTGGTGATGCCGGCGCCGACCGCGTTCCCGGTCCAAAGATCGACAATGCGGCAGGCATAGGGGTCATTGCGGACGGCATCACGGGCGCGGCGCGCCACCGTGGCCGCGGCCATGCCGACCTCCGCGGTCGCGCTGCCGCCCGAGGGCGCCCAGGCAGAGGCACGGCTGTCCTGCGCCGCCGCATAGCCACGCAGCGCGTTCCAGGCATCGCGAAGGCGACCCATCACCCGCTTCCCTCACGCGAGAAGCTGGCGAAGGTGACCCCGGGCCGGCGTGCAGCGCCGTTCTCCGCGCTGAAGAGCACCGCCAGAGCGCGGCCGAGTTCATCCAGGCTGCGGTATTCCACCGTGCGGCCGTCGAAGGTCACGCGCGTGGTGCCGCTGGTGAACGCGGCGGCGAGCACGGCAGCGCGGCTGCCGGACGGCTGTGCCAGCGCCCAGGCGAGGACGGTCGGATCCATGCTCGTCCTCCTGTCAGCGCAGCCAGCCCTGACGCGGCGCGAGCCATCCACGCGGGCGATGGGCGTCGGGTGCGGCAGGCGGTGCCGGGTCGGCGGTATTCCCACAGGTGGGAAGTTCGGTCGGCCGTAGTGGTGCGTCGGCGATCTGGTCCCGCAACTGCTGCCAGAACCGCTCGCCATAGCGATCGGCACCGAGTAGCCAGAGTGCGGCACGCGCCAGCACGGCGCAGTCCAGCGCCTCGTTCCTCTCCCGCAGCTTGGCCCATTCCTGCCGCGCGAAGCCCCGTCGGTCCTTCGTGGTGCGCAACTGCTCGGCGACCAGCTGCTTGACCCATTCCGTCTCGATCGCCCGCGGCAGGTGCACCCAACCCGGCGGGAGTTCCTCCGCATCGCCACGCCCCAACCAGAGCCGGCGATAGAGATCAGCCTTCCAGGTCGAGACTGACACCGTCCAGAGCTTGAGGCCGCGCCGCAGCTTCTGACCGTTGACCAGCGCATCCACCGGCGTCGGGCCCTGGACGGGCTGCGCGCGATTCCAGCCGTCGATGCCCTTGGTGGGCGCGAGCCGCGGATCCCGTAGGCGCCGCAGATGTCCATAGACCGCGGCAGTGTCGCGGCCGCCGGTGTCCACGCAGAGCCGGGCGATGCGCATGGCGCCGCCACCCTGCCGCGGCCAGTCCCGCCCCAAAACAAGGGCCAGTTCATCCCAGGGCTCGCGATCCCGCGGGCTTCCGGTGATGACCACATGGTCGATCAGCCAGGAGGAGAAGCCCTCGGCCCAGCCCCAGACATCGCATTCCAGGCGGTCGTCCTGCACGTCGACGCCCGCGGTCAGCACCAGCGCGCCGGCGGGCACTACGCCCATGGCGAAATCCTCGCGGCGCTCGACCAAGCGCTCCCAATCTGGCGCTTCGCCCTGCTCCTGCCAGGTCTCGCCGAGCACCGTGTTCTTGAAGGTCTTGATGTCCTCGGGCTTGCCCTGCGCCGCCTCCCAATCGCGCGCGATCTGCGCCCAGGAGAGCCAGCCCACCGGCGAGTAGAGCGCCGAGATGTGAAATCCGATCGTGTGCGGATCCTGCCCCTCGGCCGTTGCGCGCCACTCCCCGCCGCTGAGCATGGCGGTTTTGTCGTGCTCCTGCATCGGATGATCACAGGCCGTGCAGTGATAGCGCGCTGTCTCCGGCGCTCCCTTCTCCCAGATCAGTCGCTCGAAGCGCAGCCACTGCATCTCCCCACATTCGGGGCACGGCACGAAGTAGCGCCGCTGGTCGCTGGCCAGATACTCCCGCTCGATCCGGCTGCGGCCGGCGATGGTCGGCGTGCTGACCAGGAAGGCTTTGCGACGCCAGCCGAAGGTGCGGGCGCGGGCCTCGGCGAGCGCAATGGGATCACCCTCGCCGGCGACATCGCCGGGATAGGCGTCCACCTCATCGAGGAACAGAAAACGCGCCGTCATGGAGCGCAGCCCAACGGCGCTGTTCGCACCGGTCAGCACCAGGATGCCGCCGGGGAACTCCTTCGACAGCATGGTGTTGCCGCTGTCGCGCGCCCGAGCCGGCGCCACCCTCTCCCGCAGCGCCGGCGTCTCCTCCAGCAGCGGGTCGATGCGCTGCCGCGAGAAGCGTTTTGCGAGCTCTACGGTCGGCTGCACCGCCAGCGCGGGCGCCGGCACGTGGTGCATGATGTAGCCGAGCCAATTGTTTCCGCTTTCCGTCGCGCCGACCTGCGCGCCCTTCATGAACACCACGCGTCGGGCGGGATGCACAGCCGACAGCGCGTCCATCACATCCTTCAGATACGGCGTGCGACTGGTCCGCCAGGGTCCAGGTTCCGCCGAGGCACGGCTGCCGAGCATGCGGTGCCGCTCCGCCCATTCCGAGACGGTGAGCTGCGGCGGCGGGCGGAGCATGGCGCCGACGCGCCGGCGCACATGCTCATGGCTGCGGAGACCGATCCCCTCCGAGGCCTGCGGGATCGAAGCGATCGGCGGCCTCCGTCAGCAGGTCGTTGATGTGGCTCTGCAGGATGGTCTGCAGCAGGTGCGGGTCGACGCTGATCTCGGCCGCGATCAGGCCGGAGACGCGGGCCGGCCAGTTCAGCAGCGCGTCGCGCATCGTGCTGCCGATCTCGTCGAGGGCAGTGTTCGCCTCGGTGACGTCGATCAGGCGCCGCTTAGTCTCGTCCAGCGAGAGGCGCTGCGCCTCCACCTTCAGGGCAAGCTGTGCGACCTTCAGCCGGGCGAATGGTGTGCCCTCCGCGCCGCTGCCACCATTGGCGAGCGGGGAGCGGACGGGATCCGCGGTCTCCACCAGGCGGCGCCGGGTCTTATCGATGTCCCATTGACCGTCCGGCTCGCGGGCGATGCGGTTGGTCTGCTCGGCCTTTCGCAGCGCCGTCTCAGTGATGCCGATGCGCCGGGCGGCCTCTCGCGTGGATGGG